GTTGGGTTACTGCTCAGTAGGCAAAATGGAAAATCTACATTTATGATGTTGCGTATCTTGACCGGCATGTTTGTGTGGGGCGAAGGATTACAACTTGCATCAGCTCACAGACTTACCACATCACTTGAAACATTTAGACAGATTGTTGGCTTAATTGAAACACATCCGGCACTTGAGAAAGAAGTTAAAAAAATCCGATGGCAACATGGCGCGGAGGAAATAGAGTTATTTGGCAACAGAAGGTTTGTTGTAAAGGCTGCTAACAATGCAGCTAGAGGATTAAGCAAACCTGAAACAATTCACATGGATGAGTTGCGAGAATACAAAGATGAGGATGCTTGGTCATCAATGCGCTACTCAATGATGTCTGCTAAAAATCCGCAAGTATGGGTTTATTCCTCAGCAGGAGATCAACATTCAGTTATCCTAAACAAATTGCGTGAGAGGGCATTGGCATCAGCTACAACCAATGACCCGATTGGGTGGTTTGAGTGGAGTGCCGAACCAGATGCGCCGATCAACCTTCCGTCAGGCGAGATTAACTGGTCTGCATTTGCTCAAGCCAACCCATCCTTAGGAATTACAATTCACCCAGATAACATTAAAGCTGCAATCAATGATCCACCGGATATTGTCCGAACCGAGTTGCTCACCCAGTGGGTTGATACAATAAACAGCGCAATTGATCCGCAAAAGTGGGCAATGTGTCAGATAGATGCAATACCGCTAGATCCTGAACAACCTACTTGGCTTGGACTTGATTTGTCGCCTGATAGAAAGTTTGGTGCATTAGTTGCTGCTCAAAGATTATCGGGTGAAAGATTTTATGTGCAATTGCTTCACACTTGGTCAAATGATTACAGTTTAAATGATTTGGCAGTTGCAAACGATATTGCGCCTTATGTGAGGAAATACAACACGCAAACTGTGGCTTACAGCAAAAGAACAAGTCAAGCAGTTGCTAGTCGCCTAAGTTCTGCTGGCATTCAAGTAACTGACATGGATGGAGCAATTTATGCCGAAAGTTGTGATCGATGGCTAGGAGCAATTAACTCACACAGATTGCAGCATTCTGGACAAGAGGAATTAACGCAGCAAACTTTGTCAGCTGCAAAATTGCCCTATGGTGATGGAAGTTGGATTATAGGAAGGAGAGCGAGCAGGGTCGCGGTTTGCGCTTCAGTGGCAAGCAGTTTAGTTACTTATTTTGCGACACAACCTGAAACGGAAATAGACATACAAATCGGATAATTAGGTTATATGGTATATTATGTGCTAATGGGATTATTAGATCGTTTTATCACAAATAAGACAATTACACCAGCGGCAGATGTAACTGCATCTTACGCGCCATACAACATTCAAGCAGCTCTTGGTGGAATGTTCTACGGAACACAAACCGCAACACGCGAACAAGCAATGTCAGTTCCAGCATGTGCAAGAGCAAGAAACATAATTTGCTCAACAATTGGATCATTGCCAATTGAAACTTACAATCATTTTACAAAAGAACATTTGCGACCAACAAGATCTTTAATGCAACCAGATACAAGAATTGCAGGATCTGCAACTTATGCTTGGATTGCAGAGGATTTATTATTTCATGGTTTTGCTTATGGTCAAGTATTAGATAGTTATTCCGAAAGTGATGGCGCAAGAGTTCGCGCATGGACAAGAGTATCGCCAGAACGCGTAACTTACCAATTAAATGCAAATCAAACTGAAATTTTATTTTATAGAGTTGATGGTGCAGAAGTTCCGTTATACGGCATTGGAAGTTTAATTGTATTTAACGGATTAGATGAAGGTGTGTTAAATCGTGCTGGTCGAACAATTAAAGCTGCACAAGCATTAGAAGCAGCAGCTGAACTTTATGCAAAAGAGCCAGTTCCTACAATGGTGCTTAAGTCAAATGGCACAAATCTTACCCCAGAAAGAATTACAAGATTACTTGAAAGTTGGAAAGCAAGTCGAGCAACTAGATCAACTGCATTTCTAAATGCAGATGTTGAATTACAAGCATTGGGTTTTGATCCGGCTAAATTACAATTAAATGAAGCAAGACAATATCTTGCAACTGAGATTGCTCGCGCAGTTGGCATTCCGGCATCATTTGTATCTGCTGAATTAACAAGTCAAACTTATAGCACGACTGTTATGGAAAGAAAAGCCCTTATCGATTTCAGTTTGAGAAATATCCTTACGCCGATAGAGCAAAGATTGTCAATGGCTGATTTTGTGCCTAATGGTGTTGAGGTCAGATTTGATATTGACGATTTCTTGCGTGGATCTGCATTAGAGCGTGCGCAAGTTTATGAAATCCTAAACCGCATTGGCGCAATGAGCGTTGAGCAAATACAAGAGGAGGAGGATTTGATCCGATGAGTAAAACATTAAAGATCAATTTCCCAATAACACTAACCGCAGCTGATAATCGCAAGCGCACAATATCAGGCACAATTGTGTCATGGGATGAAAAAGGCATAACAAGTGCCGGCGCAACAGTATTTGAGAAAGACAGCATTGATTTTAGCAAACCAATTAAATTGCTATTAGAGCATGATCGCACACGACCAATCGGCAAAATGATTGATATTACAGCTGATGACAAAGGCATTGAAGCAACATTCAAAATAGCCGGAACAATTGCTGGTGATGATAGTTTATTAGAAGCAGCCGAAGGATTACGCGATGGATTTAGCGTTGGCGTTGTTGTAGATGATTGGGATGCAAGCAAAGGCGTTATGCGTGTTAAAGCATCAAAATTAGTTGAGGTTAGTTTAGTTGCTGATCCAGCAATTGACAGCGCAAGAGTTGCAGATGTTGCAGCTAGTGAAACACCAGAGAATTCCGAAGCAACCGCTGAGGAGCAAACAAAAACACAGGAGGACATTGTGTCAGATACACAAACAGCTCCTATCGCGACCGAAGCGGTAGAAGCTACAAAATCTGAGCCTGTGGCAATTCAAGCAACTCAACCAGTTGCTTACACAAAGCCACGCTCACCAATCAATTCACAAGCTCGTTTCTTGGAGCATTCAATCAAAGCATCAATGGGCAGCCATGAAAGTGCATCTTATGTTGCATTAGCAAAAGATGAGGCAAAAAGAGTTTTAACTGCTGCTGATGATAGCTTCTCAACAAATAGTGCATTCAAACCAATTCAATATGTTTCAACAGTTATTGATACACAAATTGGCGCACGCGGTGCAATTGATGCAATCGGAACAAAGAGATTGCCAAATTCCGGAATGCAGGTTTCTGTTCCAAAAATTACCACAAATTCTAGTGTCGCAAGCACCGGAGAAGGATCAGCACCATCTGAAACAGGAATTGTTTCAAGTTATGTCGATTTAACTGTAACCAAGTATGCAGGATTACAACGCTACAGCGTTGAGATAGCAGATAGAGCAGATCCATCTTTTTATGATGCGATGCTTGAAAACCTTCGTAGATCTTACGCACAAGCTACTGAGGCAGCCGTAATTGCAGCACTTACATCAGGTGGCACACAATCAACAGCAACATCAGCTGATCTTGATGGAATTGTTGCATTTGTAAAGACTGAAACACCTGCTGCATACCTTGCAACTGGTGAGTTAGCAACACGCTACATTGCTGGAACATCACAATGGGGCTTACTAATTGGCGCACAAGACAGTTCAAAGCGACCAGTATTTTCTGCAAGCCAACCATTTAATGCTGCTGGTTCAGTTTCAACACAGAGCCTACGCGGAAATGTTATGGGCTTGGATCTTTATGTTTCAAATAAGGCTGTATCTACAACAATTGATGAGAGCGCATTTATTGTCGTTCCATCATCTGTTGCAATTTACGAAAGCCCAACACTACAACTAGCAACTAATGTTGTTACAAGTGGTGAGATTGAAATCATGCTTTACGGATACCTAGCAACTGGTGTTTTGGTTGCCGGTGGAGTTCGCCGCTTCAACCTAACCTAATAATGGTCATGCCTGAGGTTGCTCCCGATCTCAGGCAGTTGCTCTAGGGAGACTTAAAGGAGATGACATGCCAACCATAATTACCGCTGCACAGTTGCGAAATGTGCTTGGTGTGTCATCTGCCTTGTATGACGACACTTATTTAAATCAAATAATAAATACAGCTGAAACAGTTGTCTTGCCAATGCTTGCACAATATAAGAGTTTTGTGCAAAAAACATCATTGACAGATAATGTTGCAACATTTACAACATTAGGAACACATGAATTTACAGAAGGACAATCAGTTGTCATCGCCTTGTGCCTTAGCCCATACAACGGAACTCGCACAGTATTGGCTGGCGATCTTACAGATACTACCTTCACAGCATCGATCACAAATGCAAATGTATTGGAAGCTAATGTCATCCCATCCGGAACTGCTACCTTATCAAATGCAACGACTTATGTTGGAAACGCAGCAGTCGAAAGCGCAATCTACACAGTATCGGTAGAAGTATTTCAAGCAAGACTTGCTGGTGGAGGACAAATCGAAGGAGTAGATTTTACAGCAACTCCGTTTCGCATGGGGAGATCGCTTTACAATAAATGCGTGGGTTTGTTAGGTTCATACATTGATCCCGAAGGTATGTGTCAATAAATGCCAGCCTCAACAATTCTCTCAGCAGTTCGCACACCATTAGCCACAGCTCTTGCCGGTGTTGCAGGAAATGTTTATTCATTTGTGCCTGAAACAGTAATTCCACCAGCTGTTGTAGTTGTGCCAGATAGTCCATACATTGAATTAGAAACAATTAACAAATCTACTATTCACGCAAAACTTAATTACACAATCTCAGTTGCCGTTGCTTACAATAGCAATCCTGCTTCATTGGATAATATCGAGCAACTAATAATGAGCGTTCTGGCAGTTATCCCAACCGGATATGTTGTCAGTTCAGTAGAAAGACCTACTGTTACACAAGTTGGAGCAAGCACGCTGCTAATTGCAGATGTTCGAGTTTCTACCTACTACACACAAACCGCATAAGGAGAAATCATGGCAACCACAGTAATCACCGGTCGCGATGTTTCGTTGTCTTTCACAGGTGGAACAGACATCGATGCACAAGCAACCAGCGCAATTTTAACAAAGGTCAATGAGCGACAGGCTTATGAGACACTTGATGGCACAAGTTACAAAACCACTAATATCAGCGGAACATTTGAGTTAGAGATGTTAGCCGATTGGGGCAAGGCAAGTTCTGTTTGTGAGGCACTATGGACAGCAGCAGAGAGCGCACCAGACACAGATATTTCTATTACAATGACAGCTGCAACTGGAGCGCAATTTGTGTTCCCAGTAAAGCCTGAATTCCCAACAGCCGGTGGATCAGGTGTAGATGCACAAACTGTTGCACTTACATTCACAATCACAGGTGGAGCAGTAGTAGAAACATTTAGTTAAGAAATAGAAACGGGAGCAAAATGAAGTTACCAATCACAATTGAATATAACTCAGGCGAGCAAGCAACATATATTGCCCAACCGCCTGAGTGGGCTAAGTGGGAGAAGGCTACTTCTTTCACTATAAGCCAAGCAAAAGAAAAACTTGGAATGTGGGATCTGATGTTTTTAGCATACAACGCACATAAGCGCGAAGCTGCTGGAAAACCAGTTAAACCATTTGAGGCTTGGATGGAAACTATTGCCGATGTAATAGTCGGTGATGCAGACCCAAAAGTCATCCAGCAGGAAGCCTAAGTAGATTATTGGTTGAGTTGGCAATAGCCACCAACATACCAATGAGTGAATGGGTTGATGCAGACGACATTTTAACAGCTATCGAAGTATTGGAGGCGAGGTATGGCAAGTGAAACCATTGCTTACAGTCGCAATGACATACGCGATATTCTTAAGGCTTTCAAAGTTATGGATGATCAAGCGACTGAGGAAGCAAGAATTCAATCTGCTGCTTTGGCGACATACGCAGCTGAGGAAATTAAAACAGCAGCTAGAGGTCGAACAAAATCAGGCAAGGTTGCGCAGAGAGTTGCAGACGGCGTTAGCATCTCAAAGTCCAGCAAAATCGGTGAGTTCAAATATGGTTTCGCACGACAGAAATTTTCAGGTGGGGCTAACACGCAAACCCTATGGGGTGGTGTTGAGTTTGGATCTAATAAGTTCAAACAGTTTCCTACATATAGCGGAAGGCAAGGCAGAGGTTCGCGTGGTTGGTTTATCTACCCAACGCTTCGCAGAATTCAGCCTGAATTGATTAACAAATGGGAAGCGGCATATAAC